AAATGGCGATGAAGTTAATGAAGAAGTTTATTTGACTTTGTTACCAAATAATTACTTAGTATGTACATGCAGAAATATATGAAAAATTTACTAAAAATAATTAACCCAGTTGAGGTTATAAAAGCACTTAAACAAAGTGATACAAAGACAAAAACAAAAGGTATCGTTCAAATGGGTGGCGGTGGCGTGTTAATGTCCTCAGGCGTAACACTAATTACAGACGGTGCAATCAATCAAAGTTGGTTTGAGATTGTTGGAGGTGCTATTATCCTAATCGTTGGCGTTTACGTGGCTAAGAATTTAACCGAAAAAATAAAAGATATTGGAAGCGAAAATAATTAGATCCTACACCGACGCTAATTTAACGTTGGGTAAGTTACATATTAACGGTATTGAATTGCACACTTTAGAGCGGGGGTGGTTAAATAATACGCCAATGGTTTCATGTATTCCACAAGGGAGTTACAACGTGCTTATGACTTACTCGAATAGGTTTAAGCGTATGTTGTACGAGGTTCGGGGCGTACGTGGTCGCGCTGGAATAAGAATACACCCCGCAAACTATTCAAGTCAGTTAAATGGTTGCATTGCCTTAGGTATGGAAGTAACCGAGCAAAACACTATCACACAAAGCAGAAAGGCACACGCAACACTTGAAGCTATTACAAAAGGTCAACCGTTTAAATTAATCATAGAAGATAAATTTTAGTTAAAATTGTTAAGGAATATTAAAATATTCCTTTTTATTTGTATCTATAAATTTAATTTATGTATATTTGTGTATACAATTAAACCAAACACTATGAAAGCAATTACATTTATTTTATTATTAGCATTAGCAATTTTACAAACTTTAAACAATTAAAACAATGAAAAAAAGAATTAAAGATTACGTAGAAAGACAATTTGATGTTACTTTTGGCATAACAGTTAGAACAAACGGATTTAATAATTGGGCGATTTCGGTCGATTTAAGCAACGCAAAGTTAGTGACCGACCTTAACAATTGGTACAAAGATTTTAACGCCTTAGGGGACGTATTTTACACGAATTCGGAAAGTACTATTTTAAGCCTTTATGACGGTAGTCAAGTGCAAAACAAAGAGGAGTATTTATTCGATAATTTTGGGGCTGAAATTGAGGACATTTTAATGGACTTTTTACAAGAGGAATTTCCAAGATTTTACCAAGTTGATGATGTGAGCGGAGAGATCCTAGATGAAGCGCACTTTAAAAGCCAACTTGAAGAATTTGTATTTAATCAAACTAAATTAATTGATACATGGAAAAAATAAACACAAAAACCAGATTAAAGATGTGCTGGTGGTTACGCAAAACAAGTCCTGAGCAAATACGCTCGGGATTTAATTTAGAACTTTATTTACGAATTTTAGAAATAAGAAGGTATGGTTACTATAAATAGCCTTAGTGGTGGAAAAACAAGTTCTTACCTAGCTAAACACTACCCAGCAGATTATAATTTATTTTCTTTAGTTCGCACAAACGATGTTAAATGTAAATTCCCTGATGAAAAAGTTAGGCAAATGGTTAGTGATAGATTAGGCGTTGAGTTTGTAGGAACTTTAGAGGAAGATGTTATAATTTATACAATGCTAGATTTGGAGCAGTTTTTAGGGCAAAAAATAGAATGGGTAACAGGTAACACTTTTGATGAAATTATAAAATTACACGGGGAATATTTACCAAATGTTATGCAAAGATTTTGCACTACAGACATGAAAATAAAGCCTTTATTTGATTGGTGGCTTAATAATATAAATGAGCCTGTTGAAATGCGTTTAGGATTTAGGGCAAATGAACAATCAAGAGCTAAAACAACGTTATCAAAAACAAACAAAAATGGTTTATTGGAGTTTAAGCATATCATTGGAAAACATAAAAATGGGCGTAATAAATGGAAATTAACAGAATGGCAAAAACCTGTTTTTCCTTTAATTGAAGATAAAATATTTAAAGATAATATTTTAGAATATTGGAAAGATAAACATGTTAGATTTGCCTACATGAATAATTGTGTGGGTTGCTTTCATAGAAGTCCAGCGTTATTAAAATTAATGAGCGAAAAACACCCTAATAAATTTGAATGGTTTTGTAATGCCGAAAAAGATACTGGTTACAATGTAAGAACCTTTAAAAATGGCACTACTTACGAAAAAATAAAAAACAGCTTTAAGCAAGTTGAATTATTTGAAGATGATTTCAACGAGTGCGATAGTGGTTATTGTGGAATTTAAAATCTAAAAAGATATGCTTTATAAAATAAACGGGGAAAGTATTTACATCCCATTTGAATTTCCAGTGGGTACTTTATTTAAGTACGAGGGCAAAACTTACAAAATTTTTGAACGCATTACAACGTTACATAATAGTTGGTGTAATTGTCGGGAAATATAAAAATATTTTGTATATTTGCATATCTAAATGAACTAGGAACTCATTTTAAAATATTAATCAAAAACCTTTTAGAGGATGCCCTCCTAGTTGGCTACTTTAAGAGGTTTTTTTATTTAAAATTATGATAGGTATTTACAAAAACAGGTACGAAAAAAAACCACTACGAAAAACAAGTATCGAAAATTACATTGATTGTGTAATGAATGGGGAATGGCAAGATTATGTATTGATCCTTAGAAATGAAAAAGACCCTGAGAAAAAGAAAAAATTAAAAGATTTAGCACCTTGTTTGACTTTATCGGGTTATTTTCCTGAAGCTAAGGAAAACGACAAAATGCAAGAGCACAGCGGTTATATTGCAATAGATATAGATGCAAAAGACCAAATCGGAGAAGTAAACCGCGAAGCACTAGAAAAAGACCCTTATACATTTGTTTTGCACGATAGTATTTCGGGGAATGGCGGTTTAGTAATTGTCGTTAAAATAAATGGGGAAAAGCACTTAGAAGCATTTGAGGGTTTAAGGGAATACTATTTAACTAATTACAAAGTTTATATAGATAAGAGTTGTAAAAATGTATCAAGAATAAGATATGCAAGTTATGATCCTTGTTTGTTCCGTAACGATGATGCTAAAGTATTTAAAAAATATATTACTAAAAAGGAACAGAAAATTCAAAAACAATTTGAGCAAAAAGATTTTTTAGTAATTGAAAATGATTTGGACGAGGCTATACAAAAGGCGAGGTACTTAAATTTATTTGATAGTTACGAAGATTATTTAAGACTAGGATTTGCCTTAGTAGACGAATTTGGCGCAAATGGTAGAGATAAATTTCATGCACTTTGCTCAAGTAGTTCAAAATATGAATATGAAGTTGCAGACGAACATTACAGCCATTTTTTAGAACGCAAAGGATCAGGAATTACAATTAGTTTTTTATACTACAAACTAAAACAGGCTGGTATTAGGGTAAAGTCGGACGAAACAGAAAAAGCCGAAGCAATAATTAAAATATCGGACAATCCAAAAGAAGATTTAGCAAAGTATGGTTTGAATATAAACGAAAGTTTAATTGAAAAACTAACTGAAAAAAAGGAAAAAACCGAACTAGATTTAGTAGTTGAAGCAATAAAGTTAGAGGAAATTAAATTTAATGAAGTTGAACGAAATTATGAGTTTAAAGGGCGGTTAATGAACGACCGTATTTTGGCTGAGTTTTATGCTAAGATTTGGGAAAAGATTAATGAGGATATAAGTAAGGATAAGGTATTTACTTTAATTCAAAGTCCTAAAAACCATGTATCGTACCACCCAATTAAACAATGGTTTGAAAAAAATAAATCCATTGAGTATTCAAATGAGTTTGAAAAGTTAAAAAAATGCTTCACAATCCAACATTTTTACGAGGGGCAATTAATAAATAGTGAGGAGTATTTGGATATTTATTTAAAAAAATGGCTTTTATCTATTGTAGCAAGTGCGCACGGTACATATTCCCTAATGATTTTAGTGCTAACAGGTACGCAAGGAAATAATAAAACGCGCTTTTTTAGAGGTTTACTGCCTAATGATTTGCAAAATTATTACGCTGAAAGCACGTTGGACGAGGGAAAAGATAGCGAAATTTTAATGTGCAAAAAACTTTTAATTGTTGATGACGAGTTCGGGGGAAAAACAAAAAAAGATGCGCAAAAATTAAAGCGTTTGAGTTCACAACAAAAGTTTAGTATTAGAATGCCTTATGGACGAGTTAGCGAAGATTTGCAAAGATTAGCGGTTTTAGGTGGAACAAGTAACGATTTAGAGATTATAAATGATCCTACAGGGAATAGACGTATAATTCCTTTAAACGTTGTTAAATTCGATGTTGAAAAATTTAATGAAATAGATAAAGACAAACTATTTATTGAACTTTATCACGAATGGAAAAGGGATAAGGAATGGTGGTTTTTAACTAAAGGCGAAATTAAAATGTTAAATGCTACTACTGAAGAAAATACTGAAGTAATGACTGAAGAGGAAATTATCAATAAAATTTTTATGCCTTACCAATATGCTAATTTAACCAATACAGATATTATGTTTGAAATGCAATCAAAATATATTGGTTTAAAGACCAGTTCAAAAAGAGTTGGACAAGCTTTAAAGAAGTTAGGATATGAAAGAAGCGTTGTAAAAGATAAAAATGGTAAAACACAGGGGATGTATGCTATAAAACTAAAATAATCTGTAACCGTGTAACTGATTGAAATATAAATATTTACAAAGATTGGTTACAGGTTACAGATAAAAATAAGATTTTCAAACAATCCTATAGAAAAAAAATAATAATATAATAATAAAAAAAAAGATTACACATATATATAAATTATGTAATAATCTGTAACCTGTAACCAATAGTATTAAAGTGTTTAAAAATCAAATAGTTACAGCGGTTACAGATTGGTTACAGATTGAAATAAAGTGTGGTAATCTGTAACCATAAAAAAATGTTAAAAAATGCTTAGAGATTATCAAAAGAAAGCGATACAGGATTTTGAAATTGCTGAAGAAAAAAATGTATGTCTTACAATGGCTACGGGTTCAGGCAAAACTTACACGTTTTGCGAAATTGCGAAAAGATTTTATTTAATGGAGCTTAAAAAGGTGTTAATATTGGTACACCGAGAAGAATTATTAAACCAAGCCTTTGAAAGTTTAGGAGAAAAATGTTTTAGAATTGAAAAGGGTATAAAATCAATAGATCATAATTTTGATTATTACGTGGGTATGGTTGAAACTGTAAACCGTAGAATTAACAATTTACCTGATTTTGGATTGGTAATTATAGATGAGTGCCATATTGGTAATTTTAAGAAAATGCCATATTTTGAAAATAGAGGAACAAAAGTGTTAGGAGTTACAGCAACACCATTAGGAAGCGCACCGTTAATCAATCAATATCAAAAGTTAATTATACCAGTGCAAATTCCTGATTTAATTAAAAGAGGTTTTTTAGTTGATTGTGATGTTTACGGATTTGCAAGTGATTTAGTAGGAGCACAAAACTTTAAAGTTAAAAAGGGCGAATTTGACGAAAAGCAAATGGAGGATTTTTATAGCTCCGAAAAAATGGTTTTAAACGTTATTAACGCATATTGGGAAAAGTCCGCTGGTAAAAAAACAATTATTTTTAACGTAAATATAAATCATAACAATACCGTTTATAATGCTTTAAAAAGTGAAGATTTAAACGTTTATAGAATAGACGGCGGAACTCCAAAAAATGAACGTGCCGAAATAATTAAAAAATTTAATAACGAGCCTGATGCAATTATTTGCAACGTAGGAGTGTTAACGACTGGATTTGATTGTCCGAGTATTCAAACTGTAATATTAAACAGGGCTACAAAAAGTTTACCGTTATATTTACAAATGGTGGGTAGAGGTGCAAGAACATACACGGATAAAAATAAATTTACCGTTATTGATTTGGGTAAAAATACAGCGCGTTTTGGTTTTTACGATAAATTTCGAGATTGGCACGGATATTTTGAGCAAGGAAGTAAAAAAGAGGGAAAAGGTGGAGCAAGTCCGACAAAGGAATGTCCCGATTGTGGCAAATTACATCATACTAGGATCTTGGAATGTGATAATTGTGGATATTCATTTGAAGAAGCGAAAGCACAAAAGGAAAAGCAAGAAAAAACGCAAAAACTAGAATTGCTTATAAAAGAAAATCCATTGGAAATTCCTACTCAAAAATTAATAGATATAGCGGTGGAGCGTGGAAATAATATGTATAGAGTGTTGCACCTAATAGCAGACCATTTAGTAAAATACGAAAACAGATACAGCGAAATTGTAACCGCTGAATATTTGGATAGTGTTAAAATGCTAAATTTAGATGTTTGGTGCAAACATTTTGGAAAAAGAAAAGATAAGTTTAATATTAAATTTTTAGATGATGCAATCGAAAAAGCAAGAAAGCAAAATACAGCAAGAAATTTTTAACTGGTTTAACAATAATTATTGCTTAAAAAATCATAACCCTAGATGTTATATTTTTAGCGTACCAAATGAAACAAAAACAGCAATAGAGGCAATGTACAAAAAAAGTATGGGTATGCGGTCTGGCGTATCCGACTTAATAGTACTACTACCTAACCGTTGTTTATTCGTTGAGGTAAAGACTGAAATTGGTAGACAAAGCGACAAACAAAAAGAATTTGAGCAAATAGTTAAAAATTTAGGCTTTGATTATCAATTAGTTAGAAGTTTAAACGACTTTTTAACTTTCATTAACTTGTATATATAAATTAAATTTGTGTATATTTGTAGAAACAATTAAACAATTAAAACTATGGAAAAGAAAACAATTTTTGAAGCGTTAAACAGTATCAACGTTAACGACAAAACAGAAAAAAAAGCAGGTTTGACTTACTTAAGCTGGGCTTGGGCTTGGGCTGAGGTTAAGAAGCTTTACCCGAATGTACAACGTAGGGTTTATGAAACCGAAACAGGTATGAACTACTTTACAGATGGCAATACTTGTTGGGTAAAGGTAGGCGTAACTATTGGCGATATTGAACATATCGATTATTTGCCAGTAATGAATAACCGAAACCAAAGTATTAAACTAGACCAACTAACAAGCTTTGATGTAAATAAGGCAATTCAAAGGAGTACGACAAAGGCCTTAGCATTACACGGTTTAGGTTTATACATTTACGCTGGTGAGGATTTACCTGAGGGCTACGAGCCACCGAAACCAAAACTAGAAGAAGCAAGATTTGTTAAGGCTTTAGAAAATATCAAAAACGGAAGCTATACAGTTGAGAAATTAAAGGCTAGTTTTGAATTAACAGAAGAACAATTAAAACGTTTGTAGTATGACTTATAAAGTAGACTTAGAAGAAGAGGGAAATTTTGAAATAACGCCAATAAAAAGAGATAACGACATTTTATTCCTTCCTTCAAAATATTATAATATAACTAAAGAATTAATGCTTATATCTATTGAAGATGCAAAAGAATTGATTAAAGCTTTAAATTTAGCAATTAACGACTTAACACAAGAATAGTATGAACCAACTAATAGTAAGATGCTCCGAGTTATCAAAGTTGATGACAAAGGGGCGCTCCAAAAATGAGCCACTAGGCGAAACAACCAAGAGTTATTTAATGCAAAAGGCAAAAGAAGACTTCTACGGCATTTACGTAAACGTTTCGACTAAATACATGGACAAAGGTATAATGAACGAAAATAAGGCAATAAAAATGCTTAATAACGTGTATTTTACTGATTACCTTAAAAACGATGTAAGAAAAACAAACGATTGGTTGACAGGCGAGTGTGATATTTTAGCACCCGATAAGATTATAGACATTAAATGCAGTTGGTCGTTCGATACGTTCCCAGCATTTCAAGAGGAAGCCGAAAAAAGTGTTAAGCAATCAGGCTACGATTGGCAAATGCGAGGTTACATGATGTTATTCGACCGCCCGAAAGCAGAAGTAACTTACTGCTTGACTTCAACACCTGATGAACTATTAAGCAAGTTTGATGATGTTGCATTGCATAAGGTGGACCATATAAACCCAGCTTTAAGGGTAACGAGCGTAACAATCGAACGAGATTTGGAAATAGAAGCGCAAATGTTCGAGCAGTATAAAATAGCAAATGAGTATTATCAAAGTTTAATTAATCAACTTAAAAACAAGTAAAAATGGAAATCAAAGGAAAAGTTGCCTTTATTGGCGAGAAACAACAGGTAAGCGACAAATTTGCAAAACGTGAATTTGTAATCGAAACAGCGGAGCAGTATCCGCAACAAATTTTAATACAAGCAACTAATGAGCGTTGTGGAATATTGGATAAGTTGGTACTAGGGCAAGAAGTAACCGCAAGTATTAACCTTAGAGGGCGCAAATGGACGGACAAGGACGGTAACGATAAGTATTTCAACACTATTGAAGCGTGGAAGATTAACTTTTGGGAGGCTACAACGCCAACGCCAACACCAACTAATGATTTACCTTTTTAGTTATGGAAGCAAAAGATTTAAAGAACTTGACAAAAGATTGTCAACGGGTAATCAAAGAGCACTTGAAAAAAGAGGGGATAAGTGTAAATGCCTTAGCGAAATCCGCTAAGGTACACCCTACCCAGTTGCATTTATTCATTAAAGGCGAAAGGGGTTTAAATTTAACCACTATGCAGAAATTAGCGGATGTAATAAGTAATTACACCGACAAACAAGTGGGCTACAACGCTTTAAATTTGCAGTAAACCCCTTATTGGTGCTGCACTTTGTTAGCAAACGTATTTTATTAATAACTAAATAATTATCAAAATGAAAAAACAAATTAAAAAAGTAAACGATTATTTTAAAAGTAAAATGCTTTCAAAAGATTTTGAAATAATTAAGGTTGATGAGTATATAATGGAAATCCTAATAGATAACGAATATAAATTTGTTATTTGGATTGGGAACCTTCATATACCTGAGAGCAGGAAGTGTTATAGTTCCGCTTTAAGCTTTATGGATGTTCAATTTGAAGAAGAAGAATTATTTAAGTTGAATGAACTTTTGCAACCTGAAATAATAAAATTTAGAAAAGAAGTCCTAATTAATCGAAAAAAAGAAGAGTTAGAACAACTACAAAATGAACTTAGCAGCGTGTCTTAATATGTTTGCCAACCCCCCAATTTACGCGGTTTTAATTGAATAAAAATAATGTTATATTAATTATGCAAAACCTTAAAATAATAATCTTACAAAGGGTATTCAAGAAGAACGAAGCACTGTTTTATTTCGAATACCCTAATAAGGCGACTAACTTGGATACAGGAAAAGTATTCCACGATAATAGGGTTTACAATTCGCACCAACAACATAGCCTATTACCCCCCAACTACCTAGAAGCCGAGCGGGAATATTTGCAGAATGAAGAATATTACGAACAAATTTTGTTAAAATATCTTAATGTTATTATATAGTTAAATTAAATTTATAGATTTGTGAAACAATTAAAAACAATTAAACCATGAAAAAAGTAGTAGATTACAGAATTAAAGAAACTCATGTTGATTACCCACTATTTAAGGCAGTATTTGAAAATGAGTTACAAGGCTCAGGATTTAGAGATGCAAGTTCTAACACTTTTGAAGAAATAAAAGAGTTATGGTGTAAAGAAACAAGGTTAAAAACGTGGGATTGTCACAACGGACGAATTTACAAAAAAAGACTTTGGAATATGCTAGACTTATTTAATTTAAAAAGTCAAGAGTTAACCGCGTTTATTTACAAGTTACACGATGGCGAGTTGGACGATGACCGTTATAGATTTGCCGACTATTGGATTGGGTTCAAATGCAAAAGTTAATATATTTACTAATACTCCCAACCCTTGCCTTTGCCCCACCAAACAATGTACAAATAAAACAAAGTTTTGACTATGCCGAACACATAAGGCAAAAGTTAAATTGCATTTTGGAACTTGAGGACGGAAGCAACTACTGGGAGTTTAAAAACAAGACAAAGGATAAAGAATTATTAA